GATAAACCGATACTTTTAGGAAAAGATACAATTTATAATACACGTGTTATTTATAACAATTCTAAAGAAGTAATCAAAGAAAAGCAAAACGTCGATTTTAAAGAAGAAAAAAAAGAAAAGCAAGTTGACTATTCGGAAACTATTAAAATAGTCGCAAATCGTTTTATTTGGCTTATAGGGATACTATTTGTGCTAATGTTTGTACTGAACTGGATAAAAAATAAAACCACTCTATTTTGAGTGGTTTTTTTGTTAGAAATTTGTAGGAGTGAAATAATATTATTGTGGATAATGAATAAAATATTCTGTTAAACAATCAAATTGTAATTTTTCTTTTTGTTCCTCATTTGGATTTCTTAATGATTTTTTTAAAAATGGAGCAATCCCGCTTTCATAAACTCCAACCAAATAAATACCATCTTCAAAATCATCTATAATAAAATGCATTTTTAAAGGTAGCTTGTTTTTTAATTCTTTAATTTGTTCTTTCATATTTATTTATTTAAGTTTTTTTTAAAACCACCTTGTTATAGGTGGTTTTTAATTATATGTAATCTTCTTTTTTTATCATAAATTACATTTTCTTTATCTATTATTTTAACCTCGCTAATTAATATTTTACAAGGCTCGTCTAAATACCAAATGTAATCGGGGTCAGTTTCTGAAATCATACCAACTTCACAATATTGAGGGTTAATTCCTGGTGGTTGAAAGTATATTGTATTCATATTTATTTAATTTAAAAAGGACATTTACTTACTTCCTTTGGTTTTACTATTTCGTGTTTATCACGTTCTAATTTTTCTTGAATTGATAATCTTATGAAGTTCCCAACATCAACATTTAAAGTTTTCATTTTTTGTAACGTTTTGTGTTGCGTTTCTGTTATGCGAATTACCTTTGTTTTTGTATATTTTTGCATAATTGTAATACATTTATATCGGTTAGCCAATAGTTATGCGAGATTGCGAAGACGCAGTTCACACGACCTTTTGACTTCTGCAAAATCATCCATTCTCCACCATTGATAAGTCTTTTCTATTCTGTGGAATACTCGACCTAAAGTATCTCTTACACTCATAACACAAATATATTTTTCATTTGGTTTTTGGTTCTCTTTTACCCATTCATCAAATTTTTGACGATAAGCAGAAAGTACAGCAACCTCGCATAACACGGGTTTTGTGCCATTGGCGGTTTCGTTTTTCAATTCATCTTTTGTACTCATATCAAGTTTTGTTTTTCAATTTAACATTTATATTTTAAGTCGCCAACTGACACAAAGCCCGAAAACGTTAACCGCTATTTAAACTCAACTTTGTGTATAATTGAATCTTTGTAAGTTATCGGAAATTTTAACCTTGCTAAAGTATGGTAAGGAAAACCAAACTCTAAACATAGCTTTTTAAAATTACCTCTAACTATTGGCGGTTCGTTTTGTTGCAGAAGTACTATTGTGTTTTTTCGTTGCATAATTATTTATTCATTTCTATTGCGGTAAGTCAGGGTTCAGTACTTCTAATTCCCCACCTTCGTATAGCGTCAGCCGTTAGCAAACATTGTTACTATCCGTTTACATAATATCGTCTAAATCCATTGGAGTATTAGATAATCCCAATTGTTCACGATATTTTTTGTTTAAATTCTCAAGTACTCTATTTCTATTTTTCACTGCTTCATAATCTTTTCTAAAAAAATTCATGCCAAATTCTACTCCTTTTAAAATAAAATTTGCCATCCTTCTTGTTTCTGCCATACTGAAATAAAATTTTAATTCTTCTTCAATAAATATCTTCGCTAATTTTTCTTCACTTGGTTTCATAATTATTTTTTATTTTAAATTCCCACAACGATTTGCTAACATCGGTTATACGCTATTGTGGTATTTGTTATTAATTTATACTTTGTTTTGTGTCTGTAAAATCAGTATTAGACTGAATGGTTCGGCATTTCTTGACCACAACAGACGTATAGCCGAGAACCGTTAGCAAACAGTTTGTTTGTATTGTCCGCAATTCAAACAACCGTATGTGCTACATCTGTGTACCTCACATTCAATAAATTTTCTGTTAAGCAAACAAACCGATTTGCTAACATCAGGTATATGCAATTTTTGCTTTCTACCTGTAAATAATTCTTCTAATTTTCTAAGTGTTATCATTTTATTTAATTTTAGTTTAAAACTGCATATACCTGAGTGCCGTTAAACCAACTCCCAGGCCTTAACTTCTATTTGTTTAAAGTCTTTATCTAACTTTAATTGTAGATCTAAACATGCTTCTATAATTACTTTATTTTTTATAGGTATTTCAGTTCTAAAATAATACTCTATTGTAGTTGGTTTAACGTGCAACTTTCTTGCCATATTATCTACAAATGATTTTCGGTCGATTAGTTGTTGTAGTTTGTGTATCATAGTTTATTTATTTCTTCTTTTACTTCTTGCCAATATTCGCATCTTTTAATGTCTGTTGGATAATTTTCTTTTATTAATTCATCAATTAATATTAATGCACATTGTTTGGCTGGTGCATTTTCAGAAAAATACATTGATAATTTATCTAATAATTCTTCCGCTTTTTCTTTTGCTTCCATAATTTCAAGTTATACGTTTAAATTAATTTTTTATTTTAATGTTATAGGTTTAAATTTTTACAAAAATACAAACTATTTTAATACAAATAACATACAAACGTTATTTATAATGAATATAAATTAACTTCATTATGTTGTTTATCTAAAAAAAGATATTATATTTGTACTCAGATAACAACAAATAAAAATACAAATTATGAGAACAGCAAAAGATTTAAAAGTAGGAGATTCATTTAAAAAACAAGGTTTTAAATTTACAATAGCTACTTTAGAGGCAGATAAACAAAAAAACGGAATAGAATGTGTTAATATTACTTGTTATACAAATGATTCTAAAATAGCAGACAGCCATTTTAATTTTAAATTAACTACTAAAGTGTAGTTAATTAATCTCAAAAATCCCACAGTATTCGTACAGGGTTGACAAGCTGGAAAGACAGCTATTTTTTTTAACTTTAAATAACAAATTATGAAAACAATTATCTTTTTATCAGTTGCAACTATCGGAATGAGTACCGATAATTTTTTAGTAATGACAGGCGCATTAATTATATGCGGAATATTAATCTTTAAAACTAAAAAATAATGAAAACACTTTGGGAACGATTATCAGAAAAGCAACAATTAGTATTGCTTAAACAACAAACTACTTATCCATCTTTGTATGGTAGTATTATTACTGATTTAAAAAACACTAATGGATGGCATACATTAAGCGTAGATACTGCAAATCATTTAATTAATGATTTAACAAAAAATAGAACAGATTTTATAACAGATTTATATAACATATTTGATAATGAATAAGTACATAGTATATTACTGGCGGTTTAAAAATGACGATTGTGTCGATTGCGAAAAGATAATCGAAGCATTGAATTTCGACGCAGCATATAACCATTTTAGAAGTAACAACCCATTTGTAAAAATTAGAGAAATAAAAGAAATATTATGAAATTAGTAATAGAAGTAATAGATGGAAAATGGACTATCAATGGAAAGTCATTTCAAGAATTAACACCAAACGAAAAAAACGCATTAGACCAATTTATAAAATCATACGAATAATGACATATTTAGACGAAACATTAGAAACACCTAAACACTACGATAATAGTAAAGGCACACTTTACAAAGTGGCAACTGAAAGAGGTTGGAACTCTTATCTTTTTGACATAGTTAAAAGATTAGAGAGAGCCGAAAAGAAAGGAGAATTTAAAACAGATTTGGAAAAAAGTATTAACGTTATTAAATTGTGGTTACAAGAAAATGGAAACTAAAGAAATGACACAACAAGAATATTTAGAAGTAATATTCAATACAGCATTAGCAAAAAGCATTTTAGCAAATCAGTACGCATTACACTGCAATGAAGTACTCAAACATAGTAAATATTACAAAGGTCGTTTAAAAGAAGTTTTAAGGCCTTGTATTAACATCTTAATAAATGCGGAGCGTAAAGAGTTTGAAAAGGTTGATGATGTAGACACGCAAAGAGTAGATGAAATATTTAAAAGTATGGAAAATCTTTTTGAAACTATGAGTAAAAGAGTATTAACTGACTATTACGAAATGGATTTAATACTAAAAGAGTACGCAAAAAGACCAGAGGAAGTAATGAATATTTTAAATTTGAAGTAATGAAAATGACCTTATTAAAAATTTCGAATGAATTAGGGGTTGATAGAGTAACTTTAAAAGAAATAGCAAAATCCCACAAATTAGAATATATAGAAAAAGATGGAATGAAGTTTTATAATGTATTTGACCTTCAAAGATTAGTAAAAAATACAACAGTTACACTTTACCGACCTGTTTACATTACAGAAACATATCATATTTACGAATCAAAAATGAATTATGAAAATTAATCAAAAATTAAAAATAGACAAAAGCACAGGTCAACAATATTTTGAATTAAAAGTAAAATTTAAAAGATGTTCATCTAAAAATTTAACTGATATTAATATAGCGTATATTAAACACGTTATTGATTGTTTAAATATAGAATTAAGTAAAAATGAATAATAAACTAAAAGAAATATTCCTAAAAGAAGGAATAAGCCAAAGAGAATTTGCACGAGAAACCGAAATAAGCTACTCACATTTGAATCATATTTTAAATAATCAAGTAGTTTGTTCATTTGAAACCTTGCAAAAAGCTTGTAAAAAATTAAATTATGAAATCCGTGTCCAAATTATCGAAGCGTAAAAGCATAGTTTTAGTAGGTAAGCGAATACCGACAGCATACGAAATTCAAAAAGAAACTACTTTAAAAGCTAAAGAAGTTTTAGAGAAAACAAAAAAAATGAATCACATAAAAAATAAACCGGTACGTTATGACATTAAGAGATAAGTTTTTAAATAGTCCTTGCGAAAAAGGATATATAAATATGAATATTTACCGAGCCGAAAACAATGTAAAAATAGCAGATGATTACGCTATTGAGTTTTTAAACTGGTATATTAGTAAAAGTTCAATATTGGATATAAAATATATCGGTAAAACATCAAAAGAATTATTAGAAATTTATAAAAAAGAATTATGAAACAAACAGCAGTAGAATGGTTAGAAGAAAAACTTATTGAAACAGGTTTACCTTTTAAAAAAGGAGAGGCTATTGAAATAGAACAAGCCAAAGAAATGGAAGAACAAAATACTATTGAAATTTTAGTAAGTTATCACAATAGCTTATTTAATATTCCATTAAAAGAAGGAGAGGCTAAAAAAATTGTAGAACATATTAAAAAAGAATTATGAAACAAACAGACCTGCAAAGAATTAAAAGAGTAATTAATTTTTACTATAAAAGAGGTTGCAATAAAGAATCGGTTAACGAACTATATTTTAAAATAAAGAAAAATGCAAATAACAGAAAAGATATATATTGAAAATTGTGATAATATGCTTTTAATGGCACGTTACCCTGATAACTATTTTGATTTGGCTATTGTTATATCAAATTATTAATGTATATTTGTAAAAATATATTTTATGATACGAGATTCAAAACAATTACAAATAGGAAAAGCTGGAGAGTATTTAGTTTGTGCTGATTTAATCTTAAAGGGTTTTATTGCATTTCCAAGCGAACAAGGTTTGCCTTATGACGTTCTTTTAGATACGGGCGAAAAACTTTTAAAGGTACAAGTTAAAACAACAGAAAAAGCTCGTTTAGTTCAACAAAGAAACAATCCTATACCCGCTTATATTTTTAGTATTAAAAGAGCGGGAGCAAATGGAAAAACAAGGTATGAAGAAAAAGAAATTGATTTATTTGCATTGGTTTGTTTAGACACTATGCAAATAGGTTATTTAACTAATAAAGAAATGCCTACAACAATTAATATCAGGGTTGATGCTTTACGTGGCACTTACTACGATGAAAAAGGAATACAAGATTTTAAAAATGTAAAAAAATTAAACGAAACAATTAAAAATCAAAGCGAAATAGCAAGGCAATTAAATTTACAAGTTGCAATAGTTAATCGTTATTTAAAAAAAGGATTTAAACCTTTTGAAACAAAAGCAAGATACTTTAGTGATTTTATTAAAAATAAAGATTGGTTTTATGGAATATAAAAATTTAATAGGTGGCGCAATTACAGATAAAATAAGTATTTATAATTGTGATTGTATGGAATTATTAAAACAAACTCCTGATAATTATTACTCGCTTGCTTTTGTTGACCCGCCTTATGGTATTGGAGCAAATAAAATGACACTTGGTAATGGCAAAAAAAGAATATACAGAGGTCAAAATGATTGGGATAATTCAATACCTTCGCAGAAATATTTTGATGAATTAAAAAGAGTTAGTAAAAATCAAATTATTTGGGGAGGTAATTATATGACTGAATATTTAAAGCCAACTTCATCTTGGTTGTTTTGGGATAAAGGAACAGGCGAAAATGACTTTGCTGATGGGGAGTTAGCTTGGAGTAGTTTTGGAGGTGCATTAAGAAAGCTGACAAAGTCTTGGGTTGGAGCAAATGCAAAAGACGAAAGTGAAAGAATGCACCCTACTCAAAAACCTATTTATCTTTACAAATGGCTACTTGACAAATACGCCAACCCAAACGACAAAATATTAGACACTCACTTAGGCAGTGGCTCAATAGCAATAGCGTGCCATGATTACGGATTTGAATTGACTTGTTGTGAATTGGATAAAGAGTACTACGATAAAGCAGTACAAAGAATAAAAAATCACATTTCACAACAAAAACTTTTTTAATTAACAAAATAATGTTATATTTGCATAACTTTAAAAATCAAAATTATGGGAAAATCTAAAAATCTATTCCTGATGTTACAGGAGCAAAGCGTAGAAACAAACAATTTTCTACCTTCAAAAAAAGAAATTCAACTTTCTGCAAAATCATTTGTTAGCAATCTTTTAGACGCTGGAGCAACTGATAAAATGGAACTTTACGCACAAGCCGTAAGAATTAACGAAGCGTTACAAATCGTAACCGATGAATTAAAAAATTCAATTCCACAAGAAAACTTTGAGGCGTTTGGTATCAAAGGAACTTACCGAAGTGGTGGAGAAACTTTAAACTACAAAGAGGATTACGTTTATGCTGAACTTGAAGCAAAACTTAAAGAACGTGCGGAACTTATTAAAGTAGCTACAAAGTCAAAAGATACTATTTACGATAGTGAAGGAGTTGAAGTAACGAAAGTAAGCAGCACACAAAGAAAGTCAAGTTTGGCTATTAGTTTTTAGTAAAATAAATTTTAATTTTGT